TCAGCTGCCGTTCTTTTCTTCCGCCCGCTGCTTCAGCACGTCCACAGCACGAGTCAGCGCCGCCGGGATGGGCACACCCATCAGTCCGGCATTCTCCACGATACTGATAGTCTCATTGCATACAAACGCAATGACAACGGTGTCCCGAATAAAGTTCGACCCGATGACAGCATCCAGCCTGCAGGCCACCAGTACCACCAGCAGGCTCACACCCTTGCGGCACAAGCCCTTCCAGCCTGCCCGGCTCTCAAGGGTGCCAGTTTTGGTCTTGGGACTGGTGTGGAACACCCCCGCCACGATCAGGCCGGTGATGTAGTCGATCGCCATAAAGATGATAAGCGTCTGCAGCGCCGTGTCCCAGCCGCCCAGCAGGCTGGCAATGGCCCCACCCACAATGCCGATGGCCGCACAAATCTCATTTTTCATTGTCATTCTCCTTTCACTTTGCCCAGCCCCTTGCGCTGGATGATGGTGGCGTAGTCCTTATACGCATGGCTCAGGTCTACCGGGCCGCTCACGCCGTGGATCTTGCCGCTGCTTGTGTACTGCCACATGCCGTGGCGGCGGGCGGGGCGCTTGCCGCGGTAGTCCGCGATCCACAGATCGTAAGCAGCGAGGGCTGCCATGTCGAGGGCGGTGTCCGCGAAATTGGTGTAGGTGTACACCATTGCATACAGCCCCCACGCTTCGAGTTGGGCAGCGGCTTCGGCCACGCGGGCGGACAGCTTGGCCTGGGTCTGACCGCGCAGCTTCGGGTCTTCTGCATCCACCGCGATGGGCAGTTGGAAGTTCTTGTCCGCCAGCGCAGCACGCAGGGCGGCCAGTTCTGCGGCCGTCTGCTGGGGCGTGGTGGCGCAGGTGTAGTAGTAACCGCCCACCGGGATGCCCCGCGCCGTGCACGCGGCATAGTTGCGCTCGAAGGCCGGGTCAACGTAGGGCTTGCCGCCCTTGCTGCCCAGCACCCGCAGCATCACGCCGTCGATTTTGCCGCTTGCCTTGACCTTGTCCCAGTTGATGCTTCCCTGCCAGCGGGAGACATCCATAATTTCAGCCATAGCGTCCTCCTTACTGTGTGATTTCCTCAAAGCCGCTCTTGATAAGAATCGCCTTGACCTTCTCCTTCAGCAAGCGGGGGCAGCGCTCATACAGAGCCTTTGCTTCCTCCGCAGTCTCAGCAGACATGATTTCCTGTGCCCATAACATCGCCATCATAAATACCAACCTTTCTAGTCTTTTGTAACATTTACGCATAGACAGTCTCGCTCATTTCCAGCAAGCACTGCTTCAGCATTTCGTTTTCGTTTTTCAGGGCTTCCAGCGTCTCCGGCAACTTGTCCAGCGCTTCCTTCCGCTTCCGGGCGGTTTCTTCCTGGGCTTTCCGCTGGGCCAGTTCCTCTGCGGTGTAGCGGATGTACCGCATCACCGGCACTTCCTCATCCCAGGCGGGCTGAGGGTCAACACCGGGCACATCGATAACCTTCACCATGTCCCGGCCAATCTCTTTACCATCCCGGTAGTAGATGGCGAGAGAGCCGTCCGGCAGCTTTGCGGTCTCTCTGTGCCACTGCGGAGCTGTGCCCTCTACGGCATCATGGTGAATGATCTGGACATCTTCCACCAGATAGCCCGCTTCCAGATCCGGCTCAGTGGTCAGCACAACGCCAGTCTCGTCAATAATTTTCATGTGCGCTCCTTTCATGCGGCATCATCCACCCGCACCCAGATGTACAGGGCATAGTAAGGGTTCAGGATGCTCATTGCCTGCCCGCTGCCGGTGCTGCCGATGCTCACGGTATGAGTGTGAGCGCCAGCGTCCCCGATGCTCACAGAGTGGCTGTGCGCCCCTGTGCTGTTCGTGCTGAAGCTGTGGGTGTGGGAACCTGCGGAATCTGTATTGAGATAGGAACCTTGGTACTTGTATGTTCCAGTAAAACCCTCCGGACGATTATAGCTTGAATCTGATTGATAACCGTTTTGCACTTTATGCGTATGCGAACCCGCCCAATCGGTCGTACCGCTATGGCTGTGGCTTCCTGCGCTGCCGGTGGATGCACTGTGGCTGTGGGAACCAGCGCTGCCGGTACTGCCACTATGGCTATGGCTCGGCATTTCGGCAGTAGTCTGGGTGTGGGTGGCGCTGCCGCCGGTGGTGCCCACAGGGTAGGCACTGGAAGCGCCAATGATAAACTCACCTTCGACTCGCTCCCATGTGCCGCCGATAAAGCTTGCTGGGCTGGTGGGGTCGTTGCTGGCCCAGAATTTGACTCTGGCGTAATCCTCCGCACGCTGAGCGGCAAGGGATTCTTCGATCAGCGCCCGGGTCGCCGCAGCATCGGCGGGGGCCCCTTTGATGGAGACGGTCGTGTCGGTGTTTGCCGCCTTTTTAGCTTCCTCCGCCCAGTTCTTGGATGCTTCCTCACTGGCTTTTGCATTGGTAGCAGAGGTAGCCGCTGCCGTCTTGCTCTTCTCTGCCTCCCCGGCCTTGGTGGCGGCGGCAGAAGCGCTCCCCGCAGCGTCGGTGGCCTGCTGGGTGGCGGTGTTTGCCGCAGTGGTGGCCGTCTTGGTGGAGTTGGCCACATCGTTCAGGGCCGTGGTGCGGGCCCGCGCGATGTCCTGCAAGGCGGCGGTATGCTCCGTCTCCGTGTCCTGCAGGGCCCGCTTGGCGGCGGTCTCGCTGGTCTTGGCGCGCTCCTCGCTGGCGGCGGCGTTGGTCTCGCTCAGGGCTGCTGCGTCCTCGCTCTTTTTCGCCGCCTCTTCACTGTCCTTTGCCTTTCCCGCACTAGCCTTGGATGCACTCTCACTCTCGGCGCTTTTCTTAGCGCTGTTCTCAGATGCCTCTGCGCTCTTTGCTGCCGCTTCCTCACTTTTCTTTGCCGCAGCAGCACTGTTTGCAGCCTTTTTGGCATTTTCCCCGCTCACCCGCACGCTTTCTTCCATGCTGGCGGCAGAGTTCGCTGCTTCTTTAGCAGATTTGGCCGCTGCTTCCTCACTGGTCTTGGCCGCGTTCATGCTCTCCAGCGCCTTTTTGGCGTACTTCGTCACCTCGGCCACGAACTGTTCATAGATGCTCGGCGTAATGTTCTCGGTGGTCGTGTCGGTGTCGATGGTGTCATAGCAGGTGTACTTGCCGGGCTTGGTCATGGCAATGTAGCCGCTGTCGTTGATGGCCAGCAGCATCCAGGTGCCCTCTTTTTCCAGTGTCCAGCGGCGGTCCACCAGCACGCTGTTGTTCTCGTCCAGGATCTGCGGGTCCGGCAGGGTGCCGCTCAGGCGCTGCACATGCAGGGTCACGGTGCAGTTCTTCCACTCTTCCGGCAGCTCAAAGCGGAGCTCGTCCACCTTGGCGCTCCGCACACCGCCCAGATACAGCGTCTCAATGTTTGCCCGAAACGTGGAACCGTTGTCCTGCAGCTTTCTGATCTTAATATCCAGTTGACTCACAGTTTCACTCCCTTCACCAATCGGGCGCACTCCTCGATTTCGCCAGAGGTTTGATTTCAGATTTGTGCGCCCTTCCTGCCCCTATCCTATCACGCCCCGCCGGGTGCAACTACCCCGGACATACAAAAGGGCGGCCGTTCACCCCGAACGGTCTCCCTTTCTTCTAAGCAGGGCTCCCCCCTCGGGGGAGCTGTAAGCAACTCCGCCTTTGGCGGATTGCGCACTGAGAGGGTTTCACCTCACCCCTGCCCACTCATCCTTGCTGTTTTTTGCCTGTTCCTCCTTCTTTGCCGCGTCCTTCACCCACTGGGCAAAGTTCTTTTCCTCATACATGGCCGTCCCGTCCTCTTTGGTCAGGCTCGTCAGCAGCTTCTCCAGCTTCTCCCGGTCGTGGTCGTTGCCCGCCAGATACTCTTCCTTCACCGCATCGGTGATCTTGCTCTTGATCTGGCTGTCCGCTTTGCCCGCCGTCCGCAGCCGGTCGATCTCGTCCTGTACGTCCTTCCGCTTTCCGGTTTCCAGTGCGTCCGTCAGGGTATCGTACACGCTGCCCTCGGTGCCGCCCTTGTACAGCTGTTCCGCCTTCTCGTTCACCGCCTTATCGATGAGTTCCCTGAACCGGGCTCTCTGGGCCTTGTCCTCGTCGGTCTCGCCCTTTTCGCCCAGCTTCTTCACGCCGTAGGCCGTGCACAGCCGGTCATAGACCTCCTGCTTTGCATCCACCCGTGCTTCCATGTCTCCGGCGTTCTTCGCCCTGGCAGCGTCCAGAATGTCCTCATCGTACTTTTTCAGCCGAGCTTTCAGCTGGTCATCTGTCTTGAGCTCCTTGATCTTTCCCTCCGCCAGCATTCGCTCCAGCTTCTTGGTGGCCGCCTGTACTTCCTCGGTGTTTCCAGTCTGGATGGCCTCAAACAGCCGGTCGTACTGCCCGGTGGCGCTGTCCGGAGTGGAATTGAAGTTCTTTTCTCCGGTCTCGTCCCACTGCTTGACCGTGTCCATCCAGGCAAACACCGCCTGCACATACTTCTTGCCGTTGTTGTAGGGCACACCCACCAGCATCATCAGCTGGCCCGCCGTGTCAGCCCAGGCCCATTTCACGCTGTCGGCATAATCGTCCAGCTCTTTTTCGGTCATCTCGCCGGTGTCCTTATCCAGCAGGGCGTTCAGCTTGGTCATGCTGGTCACCGCGTCGTTGATGGCCGAAAATCCGGTCATGCTCACGCTGTCGTAGTTGCCAAACACCCTCTTGCTGTGGATGCTCTCCCCCGCTGTCCACAGCTCGCTTCCGCCGGTGTAGTTGCTCACCATGCTATTGCTGAACTGGTACAAAAAGCTTCCGCCAAGGCTGGCAAGGGTCATATCCCCGTTTTCGTCCTGCAGGTCATCCCACCGGTGCAGAATAAACTTTACCAGTATCCCCAGCCCGGCGATCACCGCCGTCTGCACGATCTGGCTGCTGGCCGCATCCCAGAACCGCTTCAAAGCCTCCGCCCTGTCTGCTTTCGCTTTTTCCGCAGCGGCCTTGCACTCCGCCAGCCGGGGCGCGTCGTTTTCTGCCTTTGCTTTCTCCAATGCCGCCTTTGCCTGGTCGTTCCGCTGCCACTGGGCCGCCAGATCCTCCACGGCGCTTACCATGATCTGGGCGTTCTGCTGGCGCTGGGTGCTGAACATGCTCAGGGTCTTCAGCATCTGGTTCTTCGAGCGCTGCATTCCTGTCCGCTGCATCACGGTATAGTTGGGCTGTGTCCGCTCCACCACCCGCCGGAACTTGCTCATCACGGCTTCCTGGTAAGCCTTGCTGCCGTCCTCCATCGTCTTGGTGGGCAGGTCAGCTTTCGTCAGGTCATATTCGGCCAGGTTCTTTTGTACATAGTTCTCAGCCCCGTGGAACAGGCTGGCCACCGTCACCTTGTCCATCCAGCCAATGCTTCCGCCCGCAAAGTCTGCCAGAGCGTTCACGGCTCGGGTGCCGTACCGCAGCACCACGTTCTGGCTGTTCCTGGCCCCGTCGTGGGCGGTGCTGAACACGCCCTGTTCTTTCGCCGCGTTGCTCAGTTCCCCCCGGCTGCTGCCCCGCAAGCGGGTGGGCAGCAGGGAATCTCCAAAGCGGTAGGCACGTTCAACGATGCTGTTCAGCTGGCTGGGCTTCAGGTTCATCACAAACTGCACGGCAGATGCACCGGTTCCGCCCCAGCCCAGCTCTGCCGCTGCCGTGGGCAGGCTTGCTGCCTGCAGCAAGGTCACGTTCAGGTTTCCCGTCAGCACGGCGGCAGCGGCATTGCCCCGCAGCACGCTGCTCAGGTGGTCAAACACCTCGCTGTCTCCCTTGCTCCCGCTCAGGTCGGCCATGGCCTTCTGCATGTACTTGCGTCCGGCCCGTCCCCAGCTCCGTTCAATGGCTCCGTATTGTGTCTCGCCGCCCTGCATACTGTTCAGCACCTTCTCGGCGTTCCGCAGCGGGATCGCCATGCCTGCAAACTGGGCGGCATTTTCTATGCTCTCGCTGGCCTGCTTCACCAGGCCCACCAAAGCCAGGGGTTTGGAGCTGTTCTGTCGGGTCTTCATGTAGCCCTCGCTGCCCACACTCACGTCCCGGCGCACGCCCTCGTTCTGCTCCACAAGGGTGTTTCTGTCCACGTTCATGTGGATGTAGTTTTCTACCCGGGCACGCTTTACGCCGTACAGGGTCATGCTGGCCTCGTTGATGTACCCCTTTGTCAGCTTGCCCAGCTCCCGGAAATCGCTGATCCACAGGTCATCGTAAGCCGTCAGGTTCTTTTCGATCTCGCCAAGGATGCTGGTGCGCAGCGTGTCCTCCCGCTTGCTGATCTCGTAGGCGTTCAGCTTGCTGCCGTCCTTGTCGATGGTCACCAGCTCGCCCAGCGTCACAGTCTCGGAGTATTGCTCTCCCAACCCGGCAAGGCCCTTGGTGGAAAAGCTCATGTCCGCAATGGTGGCCCCGCCGTACAAAAGGTGGTGCAGGCCCTGCCTGTTCTGCAGCTGTACCCACAGCTCGGTCATCACGTCATGGGTCACCAGCCAGGGCTTGCCGTCCCGGGTCTTTAGCCCGATGTCCACCAGATCGTGGGTAAAGTGGTAAAGATCCTCGGCATGCTCCGGCCCGGTCACGTTAGAGAAAATGCGCTCACCCTCTGCTTTAATGCGTTCCTTTCGTGCCTGGCCCTCGTTCAGCTGCCGTCCCAACTGCTCCATGCAGCCGCCGTGGTTGTAGCCGCCCAAACGCTCAAAGTTTCGTTCAATGTTCATGGTATTCAGCTTGTACACGCTGGTCACTTCCCGGAAGATCTTCCCGAATCTGGTATCCTTCCGCTGCTGACGCACGCTCTTCAGCTCACCGGAAATACCCTCGGCAAAGTCGTCCACCATCACATCCTCTATGCTGCCCAGCATCACATTCTCGTTCTTTACAATAAACAACGTCTTTTCCAGGATCTCACTCAGTTCACGGGTCTGGTCTGCGGTCAGGGTGGCAAGGTTCCCGTCCTGGTAGGCCTTCAGGTCAGCGTTCAGTCGGGCAATGTAGGCTTTCTTCTCCGGGGTGTCCTTTTTCAGCCACTTTTCGGCATTCTCGATCTCGCCCCGCAGCTTCTCCATCTCAATTTCCCGGGCCTCGTTCACATCGTTCAGCCAGTCGCTGATCTGCTCCGGCAGCTTACTCTGCTTCCATTCCATGGCGGCACGGTCTCCCAGCTTCACCTCCCGGTCAATGCCCCGGCTCAGGCCTTCCACAGCCTCCCGTATGTTCCCCCCTTCTGGCACCGGGCCGTATGTACCGTTCAGTTCTGCCCTCAGCTGTGCCGCCGCCTTGCGGTTGCCAACGGCATCGTTGGCCAGAGCAGCCACGGGCCGAACCTTTTCCAGCAGGTATTCCGGTACATAGCCTTTTTCGCTTGGCTTTTCCAGCATCTGGGTCAGTTGGCTTGTCATCTTATTGATATTCCGCCGGGTGGTGTCCATCTCCCGGGCATCCCGGGCCTTCTGCAATTGTTTTTCCGCCCGGTCTTTCGCCAGCCGAATGGTGGTGCTCACGCTTTCCCGCTGCTTCCTGGCAAAGGCTTCCGCCTTGTCTGCCCGGGCGTTGGCTTTGGCAGCTTCCAGCCGGAACGGGTCAGCCGCGCTTTCGGCAGCTTCTTTCAGCTCCTGTTCCCGCTTTGCTCGTTCCAGTTCCACCTTCGCCCTCGCTTCCAGCGCCTCCTGCTTTGCCTGCTTGCGCATCTCCTCCCACTGCTTCGTGAACTCCTGCCGGGCCTCGGCGTTCTGCTCGTTGGCCACCTCGGTGCTGTTCATGTACCGCAGCATGATCTGCATGGCAATGTCCTGCTTTGCCCCGTCCCAGTCCTCGCTGTAATCATTCTGCATCACCGGGCGGATTGTGTCATGGGCCTCTGCCATGGCTTCCAGCGCTTCCACGGCGCTATTGGGCGTTTCGGTGGGGAACAGCCCCGCCCCCAGCTTCTGCAGCTCGGTAAAGTCTGCGTCCCAATGGCTGTGCACTCCTTCTTTGCTCTGGGTGATCTTCACGCCGCGCCGGGCCAGCTCCTTGCGTGCGTTGGCCCAGCTGCCCCAGTGGTACAAGATCTCGCTGTAGTCCTTCGATCCCTTTTCGATCACCATGCTCATCTGGTGCAGCTCCGGGTAGTGCTTCCACATTTCGTCGTTCTTATGGCTGCTCCTCTGCATCAGCTGTTCGGCAATGTCAGAGGCAAAGGTGTACACATCGTCCCAGCTCACATCCTTATTCAGGGCAATGTAGTCACTCAGGGCCCGCATTCGCTCTGTAAAGGTCTTGGCATCCAGCTTACTGCCCGTGTCGCTCAGCACGGCCCGCACAATGTCGGTAATGCTCTGGTCGGAGAGGCGCACCTTCCCGCCCAGTTCGCTCACCTGTCGCATCAGGTCGGTCTGCTTGTCCACGTCACCCAGGGCGGCAGTGCGGGTTGCTTCTGCAGCGTCGCTGTCCACGTCCAGCTGGTATTTCGTCTGCGTCTCTATTTCTGTAAATGGCACACCTTCCATCTTGACGTTTTGCCCATGATAGGATATACTACCCATAGAACCATAGCGTTGCAGTTCGCTAGGCATTTGGAAGCCTAGTGTCCTAAGTAACGCTGTGGTTCTTTTTTTGTTTTCAGAGGTATACAGCACTTCGCTGTTCCGCACAAATCTCACAGGGTCGTTATCCTTGGTATAAGCACTGGTTGCCTTCTGCATATCCTGAATCACGATCCGGTTTTCTACTGGCTGAAGATCCAGCACGCACAGTACGGGTCTGCCATCCTGCGCTTTCACGCTTCCAAACAAAACCAGTCTGGTATTCTGTGAACCGGCGCGCCCCTTATTCCGGCTGGAAAGCACCAGAATGGGGTCATCCAAAATTTCCGGAATGCGTTTGATCTCGTTCAATGTCATCTCCGGGTGTTGTTCCAGAATCAGGCTGATTTTATCGCCTTTCATGTAGATGTCATTCTCTCGTGCGCCCAGTCCCTGCAAGGCTTCCGCCGTGCTGCCCAGCACAAAGATTTCCCGGCTGTTTCGTCCGTCCCGGTTCCACTCGTCAATGTCCTGTGCATAGCTCGGGTCAATGGAGTATTTTACCTCTGCGCTGCCCTGCTCCTTGGCTCCCCTATTAGGGGAGCTGGCGCTTTGCGCCTGAGAGGTTAATACTTTCCGGTATTTGCTGCCGGCCTCTGCCTGATGTTCAAAGTAAAGGTTCTGCAGGTCTTTGAGCTGTTGTTCTGTCAGGCTCCTGGCGGCCTTGGCGGCGGCGTTGGTGGGCTCGTTCTTCAAAAAGCGGTTCACGTCAGCAAGCACGGTGTGCAGCAGGCTGTCGATTTTGTCCATCACCTTCCCGATCATCCCCCGGGCCTTGGCGTTCATCTTCGCTTCCGCCGCCTGCTGGCGCACGAAATTCCTAAAGCCGTCCGCCGTGCCGAACACGGTCTCCATGGCATCGGCGGTGATCTCTTCCAGCGCCTGGTTCCAGGTCATTTTCACGCCGCTGTCCTCATACCGGCCCAGATAGCTTTCCACCAGCTTCTCGGTGCTCTCCATGCCGTTCTGCTGCACAAGATAGGTCAGCAGCCGGTCCATCACGGCCTGACCAGTCTCCGGGCTCCACTCGTTCAGCATGTGGAAGGTCTCGTGCATCACGGTCTCGCTGCCCGCCTCACCGGAAAGGTACATTTCGCCCGCCGCAGCCTTGATAAAGCCCCTGGCGTTGTTCTGTAACCCCTCCACGGCCCGGTGGATGGCGGTGCCGCTGCTCTTGGCTCCCAGCTCAATAAAAGCGTCCATGGCATTGGTGCCTTTGCTCACGTTCCGGCCCTTGAAATAGGTGCCAGCGTCCGGGTTGACTGCTCCCTGTCCGCTGCCAATTTCGCTGGTTTTCCGGGCGTTGTAGGCTTCCGCCTCGCCCTGGCCGTAGGTGTAGGCAATGCGCAAGGCATTCTCGCCGGTCTTTCCCAGCGCCAGCACCTGCCGCACGGCACCGCCCAGGCTGTTCATGCCGCCGGTCAGGTTCACCGCCTGTTCAAAACTCTTCACGTCCTGGGTCACGCCCATCCGGTACAGGCTGTTGGCCGCCTGGGCATACACGGCAGCACCCACGCCCTGGGGCATGGCATCCACCACAGCCTGTGCCGCCTTTGTCGTCATCTGCGCCCGGTTCACCAGCTGCCGTGCGGCGGCTCTCTGCTCGCCCCGGTTCCAGTCCGCCGTGTTCAGCTGTGCCGCATCCACCCGGTTCTCTACGTCCGCGTAACTGCTAAAGGCTTCTCCTTGATGGGAAGCTGTCTGCGCAGCAGACGGATGAGGTGTATTCCCGTCCGCTGCTGTTTCCGCAGTACTTTCCTCCGTTTCCACGCCGTTTTTCACACGGTTCCCGTTGACGCTGCCCTCGCCGGGTGCTATACTAGCGGTAGCATCGTAATCTTCAGCTAACGTTTTGGACGTATCCCTGGGGTCGGCAACGGCATCCATAGGGGACTGCGGCATCGATGCCGAAATAGCGGAAATTTCTTCGTTTAACGTTTCGGACGTATGTCTGGGGTCGCTTTCAGCGGCATCCATAGGGGGGCGCAGAGTTTTCGCTATTTCTTTTGGATCAACACCCACCGAGGATAAATATTCAGAAATGATATAATTTTTTCCTCGCTTGGTGTCAGTGACGGCTTCCACGATAATGTGGGAGCCGTCTATTTTTTTCTCAAAGATCACAATGGGGGCTCGGTTGCTTCGACTGTCAAAATAGCCTTCTGCTTTCCGGGTTCCCAGATACGCATTATCAAAATTGTTCAGCACATAAGCCGCACGGGCCACGTCGGCGCTGTTCTTCATGGTGGCATCGGCACTGCCGTCGCCGCCTGCGTGGCGGTTTGTGATGTGCTGCACGCCGTTGTTGTCCAGCAGGGTGTAATCCCCAACCTTGTCCAGCCCCGTCAGCTCCATCATGGCACTGCGCATCCGGTCGCTGGTCCTGGTCACAACGTAGGGTTCCAGCTTCTCGCCTGCCCGCACCTTGTCCACGTATTCCGCCATTTTGGGGTCAACGCTGTTCTTGTACTCCTCAATGCTGGCGTTTTGTGCCGCAGTATGTACCGCCGGGTCATCGTTCACCACCGTCTGTTCAGCGATCCCATCCCCCGGTTCCCGCGCCAGCTCCTCCCGGCGCTGGTGTTCCTTCAGCGCCTGCTCGTATTCGTCCTGAGCGGCATACCGCTCCACGTTGCCCCGCAGGCTGGAATCTCCCGCGTTCATCTTGGAAAGCCCTGTGCCCACAGCGCCGCCCAGTGCACCGGACGCGCCGCCGGAAAGGCCCGCTTCCAGTGCTGTAAGGAACGTATCCTTGTTGAACAGCGTCTTGGCCGCTTCCTGGTCGCCCATCACAGCGTCAATGGCTTTGTCGGCGTAGGTCTCCACAAAGGCCTGCATAGCATTGTCCGCACCGCCGGAAATGGCGTTGGCAATGGCCGGGTAGGCTTCCCGGAACGCCTGATTGCCCACCTGTCGGCGCACCCAGTCCGCAATGGTACCGGCCACCGTGTCCTTGGCGTAATCCGAGCCCATGGTCTTGGCAAGGTCGGCCACACCCACGCTGTTGATGGCCCATCCTGCGCCAAACTTTGCCGTTGCTTTCAAAATAGCTTTTTCCGGGCTCTCCCCCGCTTCGTCACTGGCAGCCATGCTGTCGCCTGCGCCGTGGGCACTCAGCACCGGCAGAACCAGCGCCGGGTTGATGGCACTCACGATCAGGTTCTCAGCCGCGCTGGAAGCAGCCTCGTGGAAGAACCGCCCCACATTGCTCTCGCCTGCCATAGCGTCCGCAGTCAGGTTTTCTCCGGCCTTGTGGGCATCCCGGCCCCACTCATACAACCCTTTCATGCGGTTGCTGTCGTCATCCGCCTTGTCGTAGAGCTCACCACTCCGGATTCGTTCGTGGGCTGTCCGGATGAGCTCCGGGTCATATCCTGCCGCTTCCAGCTGCTCGTCGGTGTAACGCCCGCTCTGAACACGCCGGATCATCTGCTCTTCGGCACTGGCCGTCAGGGCCGGGGACAGTGCGCCCGCGTACTGCCCGATCATGCCTTTGATATTTTCCTTGTTTCCCTCCAGATCGCTCTCCACACGCCGTCCGGCCCGTTCGCCAAGGCTCAGGTCATTGTACGCCTTCATGTAAAGCCGGGCCCGGTTGATTTCGTCCTGGGTATAGCCCATCTTTTTCAAATCGTTGTCCATGTACCTGGTGTTTTCCAGCACCGGCATTATACCCACGCCGCCCGTGTCCGCTGCCAAGTAGTCCACACCCGCCGGAAGGTCTGCTGCGCTTACAGCCCCGCGTGGCAGCGTGGGCTCTGTCACCAGCCTCGCCAGCTCCCGGTTTCGCTCGGAAGCATCCTTCCAGTTGTTCACCGTGCTGTAAACGTCCATTCGGATACCGTTGTTCCGCTGTTCCCGCAGCTTCTGCACGGTGCTGGCATTCTGCTCCATCTTCTCCGCCGGGCTCACTGTCACCTTCTGCCGGTTCAGCTCGTCGCTCCGGCTGTCCATGGCATCCGCAAAGCCCAGGTTGTTCCTTGTCCGGTAATCCTCCAGCGCCGTGGAATATAGGTCGGTGCCCGTCTGCTGCTTCTGGGTTTGCAGTGCCGCACGTTTTTCGGCCATTTTTTCCGCCGTCCATGTATTGCTTTTATTGTCCGACACAGAGTTTCCCGTACTGCCAAGGGCCCCACTATCAGGGGGGCTGTCAGCGCTCTTGCGCTGACTGAGGGGTTCTGCCCCGCCAGCAGCGGCATTGGTTTTTTTCTGAAGTTTGGCCCGCTTCTGGGCCATCTGTTCTGCTGTCCATGCCATTTTTGTTCTCCTTACCATCCCATCGCATTCCAGACCTTGGCCGCCACGTCATCATTTATGCCCATGTTGACCAGCCGGGCATAGATCGTATCCGAATCCACCCCTTCTGCACTCCACCCCTTTGCATAGCTCAGGGCGTTGCTGTACGGCATTCCGGTACTCTTACCCGTGCTCCCTCCCGTGGTTTCCCCGGGCAGGGCCCACTTGTTCGGATTCGCCAGCGGGGCGATCAGCCCGCTGCCAGTTCCGGTCGCTGCTGTTGTGCCCGTGTCACCGTCCGGCAGCATTCCGGCGCTGGCCAGAATGTTCGCATAGACGCTCTTGGTCGGGTCATCATCCTTCAGGCTCTGATACTTACCCAGCGCCGTCAGCAGTTGGCTGTTTGTCCACCCACTTCCGCTCTTGCTGGAGCCACCGGAACTCCGTCCGGAGCTGCCGGAACCGCCGCCGGACAGGGCCTTTGTAAAACTCTGCTTTCGTGCATAGTCATTGAATGCCCAATCTGCCACATCATCACGGGTAGCGATTGAATTCGGATCCATGCCCAGAATGTTCAGAATCGTCTGTGCACCCTTCTGGTCACCGTTTGCCGTCATGCTGGATGCGCTCTGGATCCATTTGAGTTTATCCTCCCACGTCATCTGCTTTCCGTTGTAACTGTTCAGCAGCGTCGGATCCATTCCGGCATCCTGCATCATTGCCTTTGCCAGATCAATACCCCCGGCATCAGCGAGATTCATTGCCACCTGTGCCGTTTGCTGCCGTGCCGCCTGCTTCTGCAGCGCCAGCTGCTCTTCCTGATAGGTGTACCCCTTGTACCCATCGTAGGCTGTCAGGGCCGCCGAGCCGATGTTCTTTACCGTGTTCCAGAGGTTGTTCCAGTAATTGTCGTTCTCGTTCCGGGCCTGTTCGCTCTGGTTGGCAAGGAAATTCTGCCACGCCTTGTAGTTGGCAAAGTTGCTGCCGTAGGCACTGCGGTCCAGCGCCTCGGTGTTGGCCATGCCGGAAAGGGCACTCAGCAGGTCGTTCTGCTGGTTCTGGTATTCGCTCAGTGCCTGGCCTCTCAGGCCTGGTACCGCATTGTCAATGCCGCTCAACGCCTGCTGCTGACCCTGCTTTGCCACACTGTCGGCGTAGCTGCTGCCATACCCGCCCGCCAGCATCGCCGCGTTGGCCTGGGCGTTCTCCGCGCTGGCGGCAGCATTGGCCTGGGCCTGGGCGCGGTACTGCTGGTAGGCTTTGCTGCCGGTGTCCCAGTCGAACCCGCTGCCGATCTGCCCGGTCAGGCTGTCCATTGCGTCCTTGTTCCGGCTCACATAGTCCGCCGGGCGGTTGGCATTCCATTCCCGCTCTTCCTGTTCCGCCTGGTTCTTTCTCCGTAAGGTATCAAATAACATGTCGTTCTCCTTTTCTTCTGCCACACACCGGTCTTCAGATCGCGGCAAGCGCTTTCAGCACCCACGGCAGCATGCTTGCGCCGACCTGCAAAACGTTCCCCCAGAAGTTGGTGTTGTTCGCATCCTTCTTCTGGTTGGCCCCCACCGCGTTGGCATATTCGGTCTGAGCACTGTTCAGCTGGCCATAGTAATTGTTCAGGCGGGTGTTGTAAGCATCCTGCGCCAGCTTTTCCTGCTGCTGCAAAGAGCTCAGCCGACTGCTCAGATCACTCTTCTTGGTGGCATATTCGTTGTAGGCCTGGTTGTATAAGCTGTCTGCCACGTCCGAAAGCCCGTTCATGGTGCTCTGGTAGGCCGTCTGCCCGCTGGAAGTGCCCCAGCTGTTGCCGTAGCCGCCGCTGCGGGCCGAAGCATTGGCGGCAGCGTTCTCGCTGGCCAGCTCCGCACCCCGGGTGTACTGGTTCTTGTACTGCTGGTAAGCTGCGTCCTTGGTGTAGTCGTAAGAAAAGCCGTCCCGGTTCATCTTGTCCAGCTGGCTCTGCGTGCCGCTGATCTGGCTGCCGTACTCGCTCTGATACTCCCCGGGCTTCTGTCCTTTGATGTAATCCAGATTGTTCTTTGCCGTGGTCACCCGGTCATTGCTCTGGGCGTACTGGTAGCTGTTGGAATCGTTCTTTCTGGTTCCAAACACGCCGGTGCCCGCATTCTTTTCGCTGTTGCCGGTAATGCTGTCATACACATCCCCTACCATCAGCCCCACATTGTGGCCCGGAATCAGGTACTCCCACCATTCTCCTCTTGCCATTTTCTCACTGTCTCCTTTCTACTCATGCCCTCCCCCTTGGCTCCCCTACTAGGGGAGCTGGCGCTCAGCGCCTGAGAGGTTCTTACTCCACCTTCAGCCCCATGGCCACCAGCTTGTCCCGCATGGTGTCGCTGAAGTTCGTCTCGTCCAGGTTCTGCATCATGTATATCATCTGGTCCCGCAGCTGCATCAGGTAATTGTTGATGCTCCGTCTGTCCTCCGGGGCCATGTTGTCACTCAGTTTCGGCATGGCGATCTCGCCAAGCCTCGTAATATCTGCCATATAAAATCTCCTTCCTCTAAGCAGGGCTCCCCCTTCGGGGGAGCTGCAAGCAACTGCACCGCAGGTGCATTGCGCGCTGAGAGGGTCATCGTTTCGGCTCCCCTCCGGCCACCCGGTTGCCCCGGCTCTCTGCCATGCTGAACGCAATGCTCCGCACCGCGATCTGCCCGGTGCCCTTGATCCGCAGCCGCATGGTGTCGTGCCGCTCTGGCACAAAGGGCAGGTTGACCCGGGTGTATTTGTTCAGAACGGCTGCCTGGCCCAGCGTCTCCCAGGCCCCGCCCTCATAGCTGGCCTGCAGCTCCACAACGCTGTACGTCAGGGCATCCACTCGCAGAAACACCCGGTTGATGTACTTGTCTGCCGGGATGTTCAACCCAATGTCGCCGCTCACAGCCTCAAAGCCCACCTTCTGTTCCAAATTCGCCTTTGCCGTGTCGGTGTCCCGGTCGGCCTCCCGTTCCGGTTCGGTGGCCCACAGGTTTACGCCGTCCCACTGGTAGAGCTGCCGCCCCGTGGAGCACATTGCCCAGCCGGAAGCATTCTCTTCTGCCGCCGTGTCCTCCTCGTGCCAGAGCCGCCGTTCGGTGTCGTAGACCAGCAGCCGGGTCTCGTTCCGGCCCGGCACCCGCAGATGCAGGTAATACCGGGTGTCCAGTACACCGCCCACCGCCCCGCGCACGTTCATCAGCCAGGTGTTGTCCAGTCCGCCGCTGATCTTCACCGGCAGGCTGCCGTCCCAGGCCATCACGCCGTCAGGGGAAAGGTAGTACAGCACCTCTGCCAGCACACACATGCTCTTGCTGGCCTGCTTGGCCACGCCCCGGCACTGCACGCTCACCAGCTGATAGTCCGCCGGGCGGCTGCCGTAGAGCTTGTGCAGGCAGTTCTCCTTGAAGAACAGCACATAGCCCATGCAGGTGGCCGCACCGGTAAAGGGGCCGTCACTGCCCACGTTCACGGCGTAGCTGTCCGAAGCAATGCCCCGGTAGCTGTACCAGTTGGTGGGGTCGCCCAGCTTGCAGCTGTAGATCACATTCTCCTCGCTGTTGCAGCCCCATACCCGGTTGGCGTTCTCGGTCACATATTCCAGCCGGGGCACCCGCCGCCGTGCGGTAATGGTGGTGCCGCCCGCTGTGGCGCTCTCGCTGCCGTTCATGCTCTTCCAGGTGGTACCGCCTGCCGTCACGGTAAAGCTGCCGTAATAGCGTGCGCTCTCGGTCTTTGGGCTGCCGGTCAGCACAATGCTGTCCCCGTCCATCTGCTCAATGGTCACCTCGCCGTTCACACCCTCGGCCAGATACTCTTCCACCAGCCCGGGCACCTGCTCCACCGTAATGGTATCCCCCTTCTTGAAGCCCGCAGCGGCCAGCCCGGGCAGGGTCATCTTCACACTGTTCAAAAGGATCTCTGCCCACTTGCCGCTCTTGGCATCGTACTGTTCCAGCACGTTCACATAGGCCCACTTGCTGGAAGAGGAGTTCTGTTTCAGAAACAGCGTCCCGTCCGCCGGGCCAGAAGGTTCCGTGGTGCCCACGCTGCTCACGGTGTAGGTCTTGCCGCCCGCGTCGCAGGGGGCAATGGTCACCGTGCCGGTCTGGCTCCATGCGGCGCTCAGGGCTTCCAGCTTTCCGGTGGCCGTGTCAAAGCTCTTGGCATCCGGCCAGATCAGGATCTTTGTGCCCATGCCGATCATAATTTTCTCGCTGTCCGTCACGGCATTTTCCAGCACGATCTCCCCGCCCGCAGCCGCGGTGGCCACGTCGTCCTCGCTGTCCTCGGTGTAGCGCAGGGTGGTGCCCTCGCACAGCAGCAGACCGTTCAGGTGGTACATCCCGTTGCAGCGGCCCATGGCCCGCATGGTGCGCCGGGGTGTCCGGGTCTGCAGTGCGGGGTATCCCCGGCTGGAAAAGTTCTTCATCTCGGTAAATTCTGCCTCGGCGCAGGCATAGCTTTCGTTCAGGCCGCCAAAGGCCGTCTGGATGCTCTTCCCCGTCGAGATGCTGTATAAACTCGGCAGTGCCATCTCAGTACCTCCACTTCGTGGCCATCCTGGGCAGGTAGGTGTGCCTGCACCAGGCTGCAAACTCCTGCTGGTTCTCGTTGGCCAGCTGCATCTCGTTGGCATAGCGGTCGGTCTCGCCCAGGGCCGCGTCCATCTGGGCCGCCAGATAGTGGGTATAGTAGCTGTCGTAGGGCTCCGGCAGCAGCAGCTCCGCGTCCTGCCGCAAAAGTTCCTGCTCCCGGTCGTATAAAATATCCGCACCCACGGCATCAAAATCGGTGGTGTCGCTCTTGTCCACCACGCTCTTTCTCAGCCCCGCATCCGCCTGCCGCAGCCATAAGATCTTCAGCTCGCGGTCAAACCCGTTGTTGGGCCGCAGCTTGTCAGCGGTTTCGATTGCTTTTCCTACTGTCACGCTTATCCCATCCTTTCACATCTGCAACCCGGGTTGCGGCTCCCAGCGTCCACTTCGCACAAAGCTTTGTGCTCGTGTTCTGCTGGCCGCGGCCCCAACAACTCCTCCCTGTTTCCGCCACTGGCGGCGGTCGTCGTCGTTGCAATTGCCTTTCCTACTGTCATAAAAGACCTCCAAACAAATAACCCCCGGCACAGCGTGTGCCGCCGGGCCGGGGGGATACATCTAAGCAGCTCCGGCCATGCCGGACTGCGCACTGAGAGGGTTAAAATTACGCCTTATTCGCCAGCTCTTCCATGCGGGCAGCGGTCTGGTCGTCCTGTTCCTGGCTGTGGCGGATGACCTCCGCCACCTCCGGGGGCACCTCAATGTTCTTGCCGCGCTGCAACTGGTAGTGCACACCGTTCACGCTCACGAACAGGTCACCCTTGTACTTCCCGCCGTCCGAAAACAGCCGGATCGTCTCAGTCTTTTTCTTTGCTTCTGCCATTTTATCGGCTCCTTTCTATTTCCTCTAAGCAGGGCTCCCCCGAAGGGGGAGCTCCACGACATGCCGCCATAGGCGGATGGAGTGGTGAGAGGGTTAGTTCGCCTCAGCCGTTGCGCTGTACCGTGCGCTGCAGCTCTCAATGCGCACCATGTACTGCTCCACCAGGCGCTCAGCGGTCTTGTGTGCCTTCCAGCCCACAGATGCGCGCTGGTTCAGGGGGTCGTCACCGTAGCCCAGCTGCTTCACGATGTGCTCCAGGCCGCCGCCCTCGATCTCGGTGGAACCGTAGGCGTGGGCACCCAGGATCAGGGTGCTGAACACGGCCAGACCCGTCGGGCAGCCGGTGCCCTTCCAGATCTTTGCCTCGCTGGTCTCCACAAAGCGCACACCGTGCAGCGTGCCGATCTCGCCGTTGTAGATCTCGTCCGGCTGGGCGTACTTGTGCACATCGATCCAGTCCGGGTCGCGGCGCAGTTCATAGGTTACATAAGGGTGGATGATGCCCACAAAGCTGGTGCCGATGGGGTCAGCGTTCATGGCCTTCAGCTGGGTGGCCGCACGGGCGATCAGGTCGCTGGTCAGCTGGCAGGTCGCGTCCAGGGTGGCGCGGCTGGTCACAGCGGTCTCCGCGCCGCCTTCGCCGATCTTGGGCGCATAGATCACGTTGGTGCCGCCCGCCAGCACATCACGCACGATGGTGTCCAGGGTGCGGCCCGCCTGGCTGGCAATGATTTTGGTTGCCTGCAGGATGTTGTTGTCAATGGCGGTCAGCTGCAGCGTGTCGGTAATGGGCACCCATCCGCCGTACTGCCTGACTTCAGCGGTAACGGTGGAAACGTTCATGGTCTGGCCGTCCGGGGTCACACCCTCGGTCAGCGGAGTGGTGGCCTTGGGCAGGCTGTCATACTTGCGGAATTCGATGTTCTTGCCGCCGTTGGCCGGAATGGGATACGGGTCACCGAACTGGTCATGCACCAGGGCAGGCTCTGCCTGGTCGATCAGGCGCTTCTCGTAAAAGGTTTTCATCTCGGCACTCATGCCGGATGCGCCGGTGGTGTTCTGGTTCTGGGTGCTGGCCGTTGCAAACATCTGCAGATCCAGCTTCATGGTCTTGTCTTTCATAGCTTCCTCCTGTTAAAGTGTAATAACTTCACCCCGCATGACCCGCTTCTCCATCTCTTCCATTTCCTTGCGGCTCATGTGGGATACGTCGATCTTGGTCTGCACCGCGCCGCCGGGGCGGGTGCCATTCTCGCCGGGCCGGGCATTGCGCTGCTGCATCCGGTTCACCACACCCTGCTCCACCTGCCGGGCCGTGGCGGCCTGCTGCTGTTTCAGGATGTGATCAAAGTAGGCGCTGCGGTAGGCGTTTGTCATAGAAACGCCCGACCGCATCATCTTCTCCACCTCCGGGTTCGCCAGCACCTCAGCCATGTTGAAGTCGGGATACTGGGCTTTCAGCTGCTCCGCTTCCCGGTCCCATCCAGCCTGCAGCTCGGCAATGCGGGCCTGCTGGACACGCTGACGCTCCATCTGCTGGATCATCTGCTGCTGTTCGGTCAAGTGCCTGTTCTGGCTTTCCAGCTTGTCCAGCTCCCGGGCCGTCCTGGTGGAAACGCCCTTCTCCATAGCCAGCTTCTCGTAGTAGGCATCGTCCTTCACCGCGCCGTTCCGCACAGCCTCGGTCAGGGCCACCAGGTCGCTGGCATCCGTGCCGTACTTTTCCTGCAGCGCCTGCATCAGACCCTTCATGGCCGGGCTTGCTTCCAGCCGCCGGGTTGCTTCGGTCACGGCGTTCTGCATCAGCTCCTCGGTCAGGTCGGCATACTCTCCGCGCAGCAGCTCACCAAAGGCTTTCCGCCGCTCCTCCGGGCTTTTGGTCTTGCCTTCGCCCTTCTCCTCGCCGTCCTTGCCCTCGACTTCGTTCTGGTTCTCTGCCGATTCCTCGTCCAGCTCAGACTTTTCCTCACTGCCAAGGGCTCCCCCCTCGGGGGAGCTGGCGGCGCTCTGCGCCGACTGAGAGGGTGAGCCCTCTTCCCGGCTGCTCCGCTTCAGCACCCCGCTCCGACGGGCCAGCCGCTCTTCTGCCGGCCGCAGGGCGGGCAGCTCAATGGCATTGCCTTCCCCGTTCGCTGCCCCTGCCCCTGCAGATGCGTTGGCTCTTCCGTTGGGAGAGCTGTCCGCGCCAGCGGACTGAGAGGTTCCGTCCCCGCCCACAGCACCACCGTCTGCAAACATCTGCAGATCAATGGCATCTGCCTTGTCTGCGTGCAGGTTGATGTACCGCACATGCTCCGGGTAGGCATCCGCCAGCAGGATCAGACCGTCCGTCACCAGTTCAAATTTTGCCAGGCTGTCAGTTCCCTGCTTTGCCTGTACCACCATCAGGTTACTGTCATCGGCACAGGTCACGGTCCCGCTGTCCAGACTGTAGGCCAGCGTCTGCATCAGCGCGCTCACGGCAGCACATACAATGTCCTGCCCCTTGGGTGCAAACTCCGCGTGCCCCTCGGCCCGCAGGAACATCATGTCTCCCATCTCGTTGTAAGTGATCTGGATCATTCTATCGCTCCTTCCAAAATTTCCTCTAAGCAGAGCTCCCCTTTCGGGGGAGCTGCAAGCAACTGCGTCGTCAGACGCATTGCGCGCTGAGAGGGTCACTTATTCGGATTATTCACGTTCATGGCCCGCTGTGCCGCCTGGGTGGCCAGGCTGTTGCCTCCGCCGCCCACCACAGCCCCCAGGCCGTTGGTCGCCGTCTTTGCGGTGGTCTGTCCGCCGCTGCCGCCGCCCGTGGTTCCGGCCGCCTGTGCAGCGGCCCCGGCCATGGCGCTCATGTTGGTGCCGTTCTGCTGGTCAATGATGGCGCTCAGCTTCTGCAGCTGCTCCATGGCCTGCTGCAGCTGGGTATACAGGGTACCGTTCTGCTGCACCCGTTCCCGCACCTTTTCGATGCCCTCAAAGTCCATCATATCCAGCACCGCCAGCGCCGCGTCAGCGTTGGCCGGGGCAAACAGCCCCATCTGGTAGCACTCCTTTGCCGTCTCGTTCTGGGAAAGGCGGCTGAAGGTGCTCTTCTTGGCAGCCGATACAGTGATGTCGAACACCGGCTCGTGGCTGCCCAGCTCCACCCCGCCGATCATGCCACCCGGCTGGGGCTGCAGCATTGCCCCGGAGAACTGCACATACTCCGGCTGGCCGCTGTCGCCGGTAATGCGGTAGACCCGGCTCTCGTCGTAGAACTGCCGCATCAGGTCGATGATGAAATAGCACTCCTTTGCAAAGGCCCGGTAAGCGCTTTTCAGCATATCACGGGAGAGCTTCGAGCCAGCCTCCTGCAGCGCCGCAATGGCAGAAGCCGCAGTCAGGCCGCTGGTGGTGCCGCCCTGGGAAACATCCCGGTTGCCGCTGATCTCCTTCAGCTCCGCCACTCTCGCGTCCCGGTAGGTGATCAGGTTGCCCGCCAGCCCCGCTGTCTGTAAGGGCCGCAGGGTCTCGTCCGTCACCCGCCCTGCCGCGTGGACGATGTCCTTGCCAAAATCGGCCAGCTCCTTCTCGTTGATGCCCGCCCCGTCCTGGATGATGTATCGCGCCTTGGCCGAAAGCTTCACGTTCTCGTCCATGGCCGCGTTCATCTCGTCAATGGCGGTCTGGGTATCCTTCATCACGTCGATGTACCCAAAGCCCGCCGGGCTGTCCTCTTCCACGAACAGGGTATCGAACACAAAGGGGTACTTGCCGTGGTCGTAGAATCCCCGGTCAGCAAGGGCCGGGTCGTTCTCGCTGGCGTAGAGCACCACGCCGTTGCAGAACTTGCAGTAGTGCAGCAGAGGCGGGCCGTCCTCCCGGGCCTTTTTGTAGTACCAGTCCACCACCACGCTCTTGTCCGAGGTGTCAATGCTCTGGTCGTGGATGTACTTTGCCACTTCCAGCGTGCTGCCGGTGTGGCCTTCCAGCTGGGGGTACTGGGCCTTCAGCTGTTCGTTGTCGGCCACCGCCAGGCTGAACAGGTGGGGGCTGTCCTGGATGTCCATCACGCCGGGCTCCCAGTACATCATCAGCAGATCCATGCTCTTGATGGAGATGTCTCCCACGCCGTTCCGTAACCCCGGGTCCCAGAAGATGCCCTTCACGCCGGTGCCCTGCTTGAGCTTGCGCCACCAGGTGTCGCTGTACACCTGCTCGTATTCTGCCTGTTCCAGCAGCACCGGCAGGATCTTAGAAAGCACCTTGGCGGTCTGCTCGTCGTCCGCTGCCCGGGGCAGCACGTTGGGTTCCGGGTAGTTGTCCATGGCATCCGCGTGCTTGTTGGCAATGCTGTTGAACAGCCACCCGCTGGAAGGCTTGGGCTTGCCCTCCATCATCTCGTTTTGGTAGTTGGCCCAGTGCTGCATCCTGAACCACAGCTCGTTGTCCACGATCCGCTTGTCCAGCGCCGCCTTGCCGGTCTTGTATCTCTGTAACAGCGCCGTAGCCTTCGCCACCTGCTCTGTGCCGATCACGTCGGTCATACTCTAAAAAACCTCGCTTTCTTCCCCAGCTCCAGCGGGTCATCCGGCATGGGCTGCACCGGCTCTGTCCGGGGCGGGCTGAGGGGATTCTCCATCAGCACATACCGGCACTCGTCGTAGATGTGATCCTCCTGGTCGGTGTCAATGTCCTCCACGTTGCTCTCGCTGTATACCAGGTTCGGGATGGTGCGGATAAAGTGCTTGCAGGTGTTGAACACCTGCAGCATGGGCCGCCCGTCCGCCTGGAACGCCAGCCGGTAGTGGAACTGCATCTTGCCCGCCAGCCGGGTGTGGTCGCCGGGGGCCCAGTGCAGAAAGTTCGGGCTCTTTTCCTGCATGGCAGCAATGCTCTCGCCCTGGCTCTCGTTGAAGATGGCCGGGTCGGCCACGCCCAGAATGGTGCGGCCCCGGAGCATGGGGTCGTTCTCTTCTGCTTCCCGGATCATCCTCGCCTGCTTCACAGGGTCAGCCTTGATGCCCTCGTTGGGGGTCCCGGTGCAGCCGTACAGCTCCCGGATGCGGTAAAGCCTGCCCTCTTCGTCCGCCGCATACCACCCCACGGAAAAGGGCTTCGAGTAGCCGAAATCGTACCCCCGCCAGATCTTCCAGTGGCCCGGAATGCGGAACGGGCGGATCACATGTGTCCACCGCTGGTCGTCGTAGTGGGCCGGGTCGTTCTTCCACTCGGTGAACACCTGCCCGGTAAAGCTGTCCCAGTCGCCGTAGAGCAGGGCTTTCTTCTCCGCTTCCGGTAAGGCTGCCAACGTACCCAGGTAGCCCGGGTCATTTTCCAGCAGGGCCGCGTTGTCAAACACGGTGCTGGGGATAAAGATGCGGGTCCGCCGCTGCATGATCTCCCGTCCGTCCGGGGCCCTGGCCTTTACCATCTGCACCATCCGGGTGCCGGGCGGGGCCGGGCTGACGAACCTTGCCTTCACCCATCCGTGACCGATGCCGCCGGGGTTGGCCGTGGCCCGGGTGTAGACCCGGGTATCGGGACCGTTGGGTCGGTTTCGGCTCAGCAGGTAGCTGTACTCTTCCCAGGTGAAATGGGTCAGCTCATCAAAGCCGATAAAGTCGTAGGCCTGGCCCTGGTAGTTGTACCTGTCCTGGGCGTGGTTCATGCTGCCAAAATAGATCTTTGCCCCGCTGGGGAAGGTCCAGCAGTGTGTGCTGCTGTTGTATCGGGCTTTTGGGAAAACCGGCTTGTAATACCGCATGGTCTTGTCAATGAGCTCCCGCAGCTGGGGAAACGTCTTTCGGATGATGAGCCCCCGGTAGTGTGGGATCTCCACCTGCCGCAGGGCCTCGATCACCAGCGCGTCGCTCTTTCCACCGCCTGCGGCCCCGCCATACAGCACTTCGTTCTCGGTGCGCTGCATGAACCGTGCCTGGGCGGGCTGTGGTGACCAGATCACCGGTCTGCCGTCACGCATCCTTTGTGCCGCCATCCACTTCCACCTCCTGCTGGCCGTCCGTCTCACTGGCTGCCGCGATCTCCACCATCGGCGGGCCGCTCTCGCTGTCGGTGTTCTCCGCCGGGGCCATGGCAGCAGCCTTTTCGGCCACTTCCATCAGCACCTTGGCCACACCGGCCGCGTTCTTGTCGCTCATCACCCGGCCCTCGTACCGCTCCAGTTCGGCGTTCAGCCGCCTGCGTTCCGTGTCATCCAGCTGCCTGTCGTAGCTGCCCGGACTGGCATACACCACAAGCCCGGTCTCGGTGGCATCCGCCAGCTCCTCCGGGTCATCCTTCAGCAGGGTGCCCACGGCAAAGTTCCGGGCCCGGGTGTCCTCGTCCAAACGCCGGTGCAGCCTCTCCGTGATCTGCGCCGCCCGTTGGCTCTCAGCGGCCCGGCCCTGCAAAAAGGTCACCTGTGCCCGCACGCCCAGGCTTGCCCGGATGGCGATCTCCCGCGCGGCTTCCTGCCGGGCCTTTGCAAAGGCATCACTGCGGCCTGCCTCCTCGCTCATCCAGCTGCGGATGGTCGATTCCGGCACGCCGTACTTCTTCGCCACGGCGCAGATGGAGTTGGAGCCCAGCATGGCCATTACCACCTCTGCCCGGAACGCCGCCGGGTATTTCTTTCCCCGCTGCTTCCCGGCCACCGTGTTCTTGCAGTACGCCCGCTTCTTCGCCATGCTGTCACCCCCCATTGGCGCATTCCTACACTTGGCTCCCCTACTAGGGGAGCTGTCAGCGCCCAAAGCGCTGACTGAGAGGTTTGATTTTCAAATCCATGCGCCCCTTTGCAAATAGCCTATCACGTCTCGCCCGCTCAAAATACCCCGGACATTTGCCCGCCGGGCAGCAGCCCTGCATCCGCTGCACACACTGCCACGGTGCTCAGAGCTTCCAGCTCTTTGGTGTAGTAGGTCGTCCGCCCCACATACAGCCGGGCGATCACCTTTTCCTCGGGCAGACCTTGCAGGTAGCGCAGCCGCAGCAGCTGGGCGCATACCGGGTCATTGCGGTCGTACCAGGCCAGCACCGCCCCGATTACCTGCGCCCAGGCAGCACAAACAGACCCCTCGCCATATCGGCGCAGAGCCTGCCGGGTCGCTTTCTTCTGCTCTTTTGTCACCGCCCCACCTTCTTTTCGCATGGGTATAACGCGCAAAATACCGGTGTTTTATCTGTCAGGTGCGAAGAATCGCAGCCTCCCGCCGACGCAGGATCACATAGCATTGCGGTTCCAGCCGTTCCCAGCCGGTTCCTTCCCGCTTCGGACTCTCATGCAGCCCGCCGGGCTCCAGCACGATGCACTTTTCCATCTTCCAGCCGGGAAACCGCTGCTCCCACCACTTGGCATCGTTCTGCTTTTCCCCGCAGGCGGCCCGCAGCTGTTTCCGGCTCCACCTGCCATCGTTGGGGGCCTGCTCAATGGCCGGGCGCAGGTTGGCCGTTTCCACCCACAGCCGCTCCTTGTGGCCGTAGAGGTAGCCCACCGTGCCGTATTCGCCCTGCCCGCTCTTGCCCAGCAGCTTTTTCATATCGATCCGATCCACGTTCATGGTTCCCAGCGGCTCAAACTCGTTGGAGCCGGGGATACGCCGCCGCCACAGATCCTCCAGCATCTCCCGCCACTCCCGGCGCTGGGCCGCGGTCAGGCCCGGGCATTCCGCAAAACCGTGCATGTGCAGCCGTCCTGCTTCTCCCTTGCGCACCGCCACCAGCATCAGGCGGATGTCCTCCCGCCTTACCCCGAACCGCTTGCAGGTGGCCGCCATCACCCGCCGCTTGTAGTTCTCCACGTCTCTCCGGCAGGCCAGAATGTCCTCCGGCAGAAATGGATCCTCGTATGTACCGGTCAGGAACATTCCCGCCGGACTGAAATTGGTCAGCGCCTTTCTCTGGCGCTTGCGCAGGGAATCCATTTTGTTCTTCGCCTTCTGCCCCTCGCTGGATTCCTTCCGCTTCTTGCCCCGGCCCCGGTGTTCCTGGGGGATGATGGAGAACACTCCGACTGCCATGTAGTCATCCCCGCACTGGTATTTTTTCTCTCGGATGTAGTTACAGCGCATCCCGGTGCCCTCCTGCTGGCTTTCACTTTCTGCTGATATTCTCTTTCCCGTGACCCCACCGTCACAGAAATAACGGGTATACTAGCTCCCCAAAGAGGGCCCTTCCCCCTCTTTCTTTATAAAGGTATTATGAAACGTAACGGATACGGTGGACGTGTCAGGTCCATCGTATCCGTTGCTCTTCATAATAGATTAAGGTGTTTAAGGTGTGGCGGGCTTTCCTTTTTCCGCCCAGTATCCGTAGGTCAGTTCCGGCTTTCCAATTTTCCGGGCCTTCTCGTTGTAGATCATCAGGTCATGCACATCGTAGGCCAGGGCGCTGGGGTCGATCACGCCGCCAATGGGCTTGCGCTTCACCTTTGCCGGCTGATCCGGCAGCTTCATGGGGTGCCGGATCCGTTTCTGGCACAGCTCCATCTCCATCCGCGTAACGCCGCCGGGCTTGTACACGCCGCCCCGCTTGCGGTAGCACTCGTGCACTGTGCCCTCGCTGCCAAACAATCCCTTGTCCTTCAGCTCTGCCGCCGTGCCCTTGCCCAGCAGGGTGCCGTCCGCACCGTAGCAGCTGTACACCCGCACCATCCGGGTCTCGGCCCGCTCGTCCGCGCTCAGGCCCTCTGCCCGGGCCCTCTCCACCCGGTCGTCCTTGGTGCTCTTCCGCTCCATCTTCCACCGGTAGTTCTTCGGGCTGGGGTTCTTGCATTTTTCCAGATTATTCCAAATGCTGCTCAGCTTGTTCACATCGGGAAAATATCCCTGCTCCACCAGCTCCACGCTGGTGCCCTTGGCCACCACCTCGCCGGTGTCCCAGTCCATCAGGGTGTATACCCATCTGCATCCACTCTGCATCTTATCGTCCTCCTTGATCCTTGGCTCCCATATCAGGGGAGCTCTGCAAGGCGCTGGCATAGCCAGACCGCAGCGGTGAGAGGTTGCTTCCGGTAGCCGCTGCCATGGCATCCGCATATTTCTGCCGAACACTCTCTTCGTTCAGCACATTCAGGCTCTGGCGGCAGGCCTTGCGGCCCGCTGCCATCATCACGGCCCGCTTCAGAAACTCTGTTTCCTGCTCCTTGTAGCTTCGGCTCAGGGTCTGCACTGTCTTTTCATCGTCCACGTTCTCCACCACGATGTCCTCAGTCTGCAAGGCATCGCAGGCGCAGCGCCGCAGCTTTTCCATGGCCACGTCCAGCCCGTCCGTCTTGCCCCACTCATTCAGCTGCTCGTAGTTGTGGCGCATCTCTGCATACAACCGGTTCAGCCGGTCTGCTCCAAACCCCAGCTCCTGCACACAGGCCAGCGCCATCAGCTGCCAGGCCATGGTCGCTGCCCGGTCGCCCACCATTTTCAGCTGCTGCTCCCGCCGGTTGCGGGGTGTCCGCAACGCAGGCACCCGGAATTCCGTCGGCACACCCTTGGGGATCGCCTCCGCCCGCAGCCGCCGGGCCTTCTCCGTCTGGGGCATCCCGTTCTTGTCTGGCTGCATCACCACAGCCAGGCTCTGGCTGCCCAGCAGCTCCTTCCGTCTGGTGATTCGGTCAAGCCGGGTGCGGCCCAGCCCCCACAGCTCATGTAAGGCGATCTGCCCGCACCAGCAGGTCAGCTGCACCACGCTGTCCTGGGTCAGGTCCATCTCCGCCGAAAGGCTCATCTTTGTTCTCATGGTAACTTCTCCGTTCTTCATATTCCCCGCACGCCCGGTTCCGGCCCCCACAGCTCAGGCACCGGCTCCGGGTGATCTCAAACACATGTACACACTGGGTCTTATCCATCAGGGTTCCCCGGTCTCTGCCATCATGGCGGTCAGGTCGCCCAGCATCCCGCTCACCGTGCGGGAAAGAACGTTGATCGCATCCTCCTGCAGGTCGCCGGGCAGGGCCCTCACCGCAAAGCCCGCGTTCACCATCTCGTCCTTCAACCGGGTGTTGATCCGGCTCACCTCGGCCCAGAGCTTTGCCTCGTCCGGGGTCATCTTCCGCCGCCCGGGCCGCACAACGCCCTTGATCATGGCCGTCAGCTCGTGGAACTCCTCGTCGGTCAGGCTCCTGTCGTTCCCGGCCTCGGCAATTGCCCGTGCCCGGTCACTCGGTGTCCCGGTAATCAGAATATTCTTGTACTCTTCCAACGTCATTTCTGCTTGGCCTCCATCGCCCGTTTTATCAGCTCTTCCATAAAAGCAGCTTCTTTATCCTCAAAACGGCCTTTCACCGGGTTACGGCTCAGTGCCAACCGCATTTCCAGTTCTGCGGCCTTTGCAAAGTTCCGAACAATCTCCTCTTTCTGGGTGTTGTTCAGGTCACTGGGCACACTGCTGACAACAAAACTTACTGCCGACTGCATGATCACCCGTGTAACATCCGCTTCACTCTCACCATCCTCAATACTCAGACCGCCATCGTTTCCATTTCTGTAAATCGTGATTTTCATCCTTACCCCGCCTTTCTGCCGCAGACGGCCTTCTTCACCGTGTTCTCCGGCACCTTGTGGATCTTCTGCGGCTCCTTCCGCTGCTCTGCCACCAGGCCCAGCCCGGCCAGCGCCAGGGCTGCACACCCCAGCACAATGGCCAGCAGCGTGTAGCCCAGCATTGCCCAGCCGTTGGCCGCGTTCTCAATGGCCCCGCCGCAGCCTGCTGCAGCCAGTCCCAGCACAATGGCACCGGCGCTCAGCACGCTGCCCGTGATCTTCCTTTTCATTTGCAAATCCTCCAACTCTGTGTTAAACTTCTGGTGATGGGCAGTCAAAAACCATCACCTTGCAAGGCTCGTCGGTGTTCCCGCACCGGCGGGCCTTTTTGCTTTTCTCGCATCTCTGGCCGCCTTCCACTCTTGAAACGCAGCCTCATTCTCCGGTTTTGAGTAAAAATCCTGTGTGATGTGCAGCAATTCAATAATTTGCCAGTGCTCAAAGGGCAGTTTCTGCTTTCGGCCCATGGCAGCACCTCACAGCCATTCGGCACAAATGGTGTCCACCACAGGCTTTGCAAAGCCGATCAGCTCATCGCCGCGCTTTGCGGCCACGACTGCCGGGCCCACCAGCTCTGCCGCCGCCATCTCACTGGCGCGCTGGTTCGTCAGGGGGCGCTCCTTCATCAGCCCTTCCTCGTTCACCAGCAGCAGAATACCGTCCACGTCCTTCTCCCGCGCCCACTCGGCGCTCAGCAAGGCGGGCACCGGCTTGATCGGCCCGCCCACCAGCTTCTGCAGGGTCTCCAGCTTCATGCTGTCACCATCATCACACTTCATGTTGAATGCCCGGTTCTTCGCCGGGATCACGATCATATAACGGTCCACTCCTTACTCCCCCTTATTGTCATATCCGGTCTTCTCGGCCTTCTCCACACTCACATCGTCGAACACCCCTTCCAGCGCCAGCAGCACCCGGCGCTGTGCCGTAGGCCTCAGCCCCGCCCGGCGCATTGCGATCAGGCAGTAGCCCATGCAGGCCGCGTTGCTCCACGGGCCATTGATGTCCTTGATGGCCGCCATAATTTCTTCGTACTTCATAATTTCTCCATTTCCCCCGGCTCCCCGCCGGGGCTTTTTCATGTGCTCTTGTCCGGTTCTCCCCCTGGTGGTACAATCCAACCAGAAAGGATGTGTTTTACATGACATTCGTTGAAAGACTTACCCTTATTTCCTCACTTGCTGCTCTCGTTTCTGCCCTTGCTGCGCTTTTCACTGCAATTGCTCAGGTGATCATAGCTAAAGCTACAAATTTATCTGCCTACAAGCTGGAATCTGAAAAAATGTTCTTCCATGCTCAGGTAGAAGCCTACGAATCTTTCTTTGAAGCCGCTCAATCCTTTATGAGCCGCTCTCCAGATGCCGACGCTGGCAGGCTTACTGCCTGCTGCGCCCGTGCCATTTTGTTTTCCAGCCGGGATACCTGTGCAAAATTAAGCGGTTTTTCTTCGCAGTTGATGGAATTTCAATCAAATCCGACACCTGAATCACAAAAAGCATTCAATGCTTCTGCCTATGAAGCGTTTGAAGCCATGCGTCAGGAACTATTACAGATGCACCACCCACTCGTAGAGCGTAAGCACCGCACATAAGTAACTCAGCATAATGGAAAAAAGAATGTAGCCCTGAATCTCGCCGCCCAACCATCGCTTCGCAATCCATACTGTCGCTAAATCAATTAGCCATGCAGCAATCACCAGCTGCACACTCACCTCTTCCCCCTCCTTTCATCTCTCTGTCCCCGGCTCCCCGCCGGGGCTTTTTCATGCGCTCTTCTTTGGGTCGGTGGGGTCAAGCTGTTGGCCCCAGAAACTCGCAAATACGCGAGTTTCAAAACAAAAAAATATCCTTGCATTCACTTGCCGACAATTCCAGCACTTCGGCAATTTCATGTACCTCTCCAACTGTAAACTTCAAACCATCTGACGCAAGTTTTCGAGAAATAGTGCTGGAGTCAACGCCGATTTTCTTTGCGAGTTCCTGTTGCGTCATACAGCGTTCCTTCAGCTTTCCACGCAATAAGTTCATATCAGTTGACATTCTGTTTCACCTCCTTGGAATCTCGCATTTTTGCGAGATTCTGGAATCAGGATACCACTCATCCGCCTAAAAGTCAATACATCTCTTGCATTCTTGCAAAGATTTTTTTCAAATTTCCATTTTTGTATTGCATTTTCGCAAAGTTTAGGCTATTCTCTTAATAAAGGGGTGATATTATGACCACAGGCGAAAGGCTAAAACTCCGTCGAAAGGAAATAGGGTTCTCCGCTGAAAAGGTTGCAGATCAGCTTGGTGTTTCTCCTGCTACCATTTACAGATACGAAAAGGGTGACATCGAAAAAGTTCCTGTCGACAGCCTTGCTGAACTTGCCAAAATTTTGCAGACCACCCCAGCATATTTAATGGGGTGGGAATCGCAAGCCGATCAGGCAGAAATCAATGATCTTCTCGCTCAGATTCAGGCTTCAGAAGAGAAAGAACAATCTCGTATAGCGGAAATGATTCAAGATTTCAAAAAACTAAACGACGATGGAAAAGCAAAAGCAATAGAGCGGGTACACGAGCTGACAGAGATTCCGCGCTATCAAGATGTCTATGCAATTGCTTTTGAGCAGTACAAGGAAAAAAACAAAAAATAACCGCCTTGGTCACCCAAAGCGGTTAAGTTGTATATGATGGAGGGGTCACAAATGAGGAAGAAACTTCTATCTGCAAGTCTCAGTATTATCATTGTTGTTTTACTTTTAGTCGGTTGTGGCAGTTCCGATTCGTCTGGCGGTACTATGGCAAGCGGTTCTTGGACACCCGGGCAAACATCTATCAAACTTCTTGGTGCATCATGGTATGCCGAAAACGGTTATATCCATGTTTTTTACAGCATTGAAGCAACCAATAAGAGTTCTCGTACTTTTGACGGTTCCTCCTTTAACATCACCTGCCTCGATGAAGAAGGCCGTGGTTTGGATTTTTCCTCAGGGTACATAGTGCCTATTGCCCCCGGTGATACCATTCGATTCTCAAATTCGCTCAAATATTTTGGTCGTGCGCCAACATCTGTCGATCTTCGTTTTATGGACAATATCGGTATGTATTCTGACGATTATGTACCTTATCAGTCAGCGTTCCCAATTAGCAATATTTCCACATCCTCCAGCAATGATTTTTATACGGTTTCCGGCACTGTTACAAATAATAGTACCGAAGAACAGGGCATTATGGTATCAGCTATTTTTGCACAAAAAGGTGAGATTATCGGTGGATATTTCACTTATGCAAATCCATTGTACGCAGGTGAATCCGAGTTATTTTATATTCTTGCACCACGAGCTTTTGAGGGATGCGACCTATATGCAGTTACAGCAAATGCATATTAACATCTTTCTTGGTTCTCTTCTACGCATCCTTTTCTAGTACATAAAAAATAACCCCGCCAGTGCGGCAACACCAGCGGGGCAAAACAATCCTCCCGCCGGGCTCAGCCGGTGGGGGGATGAGCATCCATGCGTACCATGGCGGGGCTTTTCACGTTTTTGTGGAGCGTTCTATTGAAAATATAACTTTTAAGTGATATAATTCATATTGGAGGAAGTGATTTTTCTGAACAAAGATCGATTTTTGCGGTTGTTGATTGAACTGTTTTCAAAATACGAGAGTATGATAACCTTGCATTCCGCCGTGATCAGCGAGCTGCTTGCGGTCCTGAAAGGCGCAGGTGTCGAAGGGCAGTTCCTGTCAAAGCTGGAAGAGTATCTTTTCAATCTGAACTCATACGGAGATGATGCGATCAAAGGGAAAGGAGCTCCCATGGAGCACCTCGCCGGAGAAGCTCCGCTCTGTTCGATGCGTTTTCCATTTACGTCATCCAATGTTCGGATCCTGTTCGTTTATCAGGAGGGGCACCTTTACTTATTGGCTGCTTTCTATGAACGGGCAGGCAAAAAGAAAACCAGTTATTCAGCATATACTCCAATCGCAAGGCAGCGTTTAGAAGAATTGTTAAAGGAGAGATGAACATGTCCTGCAAAGCAACGTTGACTGATCTGGTGGAAGCTCTGACCCAGAGCATGTCTGTTGTAGAAACAGCTAAGACCGCGCTTCACATTGAACTCAGTCAGATCATCCGGGAGGCGCGCAAGCAGCTCAATTTGTCCCAGAAAGAGCTTGCCGAAAAAATGGGTGTAAAACAAAGCCTCGTATCCCGCTGGGAAAGCGGCGAATGCAATTACACCATCGACACCTTAGTGGAAATCGCAAATGCGCTCAAACTTTCTGTACAGTGTCCCTTAACTTTTGATGAAGTATCTGTCTCTGTTCAGCCTTTTCCTGTGCGTTCGCAAAGTATTCATACCGTTGTTTCTGAGGAAACCGAGTTCTCAAACGCGCTCCGTATTGATTTCAAGAAAGTGGCACCGGGAGGGATCGCATCGTGAATGTCAATGAATTTTCGGCCAACATCCAATATAAAAACAGTTTCATTACAGAATGCACCATTACAAACAACTTGCTTGATATTGGCGATGATGCTGTTTTGAAAACAGACGTAAAGGTGGCAGTGAGCAATCTTTCACTTTCTGATGATGAAACAGAAAAGCTGGGCAAGGTTCGTTTGACCCTTGATGGAAGTTATTCTGTTCCGGACAACGCCGATGCCAAGCTGGAATATCATATCGTATTGATCGGCGAGTTTTGCACTTCTGCATCCACAAAAGATGAAGATTTCACCGCATCCTTGTGGCTGAATGGTTCAACCGCTCTCTATAGTATCGCCCGGGGTAAAATCGAAACAATTTCTACCACCGTCCTGAATAACGGTAAGATCATACTTCCCATGGTAAATATGATGGAGCTTCTAAGGGCGCAGTTGGGGGCAGACTCCTCAGAACATACCAATTAAAATCGTACTGCAGACCCCGCCGCGCCTCTCAACGATGCGTACCATGGTGGGGTCGTTTTTATTGCAAAAAGAATCCCCGGCAGCTCTGTACGATAGAGCCGCCGGGGCCAGATGGGGAATCTGTCTGTCGGAGAATAATCATAGGAAAACACGCCTGCTGAGCAATTTCATTGTACCATGATCCTGCTCAGCGCACAAGGAGCAATCATGGCAAGAAAAAAGAAAGTGTCTCCCGGGAACCGTCTTGTTGCCTACTACCGTTACAGCGGCGGTTCCCAGCAGACCGAGCAGAGCATCGAGGGCCAGCGCCGGGACTGCGAAGCCTACGCCCGGCAGCATGGCTTGACTATCGTGCATGAATACATTGACCGGCACATTTCGGGCCGTGGTGTTGAATCCAGGCTGGCTTTTCAGCAGATGATCGCAGATAGCAGCAAACATCTGTTCGATCTCGTGATCTGCTGGAAAACTGACCGTTTTGCCCGCAATCGCTATGATAGTGCGGTCTACAAAAAGAAGCTGCGAGATAACGGAGTTCGTATTCTTTATGCAGCCGAAAGCTCTGTGGAAGGACCAGAGGGCATTATTTTGGAAGGTCTGATGGAATCTCTGGCCGAATACTATTCCGCAGAACTGGCTCAAAAGATGCGGCGTGGTATGCGGGAATCCGCATTGAAAGGAAGAGCCATCAATCCCAGCCGCCCCCTGGGTCTTACTACGGATGAACACAAGCGATTTATTATCGACGAGAAAAACGCCCCGACCATTCGATTCATCTTTGAGCACTATGCGGCCGGAGAAAGCAGCGCTTCCATCGTGGAGCAGCTGAACGCTGCCGGGCTCCGTACCAGCAAGGGCAACGCCTTCAACAAATGCAGCATTCCTCGTATCATCCAGAATGAAGCCTATCATGGTGTCTATATCTGCAAGGCCTACGATGTCCGCATTGATGGTGCAATTCCCGCCATCATCGACGATGATTTATGGAAGAGGGCGCAGAAAATGCTCACGCTCAATAAACAGCACCGTGCACCACATAGTTCCCATGCTGATTACTTGCTCTCTGGCAAGCTTTTCTGCGGTTGCTGCCACAGTCTGATGCGGGGCATCTCCGGCCACAACTGCCGCAACGATGTTTACTATTACTATGCTTGCGGGAATAAAGCTGATGGCGGTACCTGCAAAAAGAAAAACATCCCAAAAGATGTTGCCGAGAATCTTGTAGTCAATGCCATCTGTGAAAATATCCTTCGTCCAGACACTCTTGAAGACCTGGCCGACGCTATTGCCGCTGCACAGCAGGCAGATGTCAATCAGCCCGATCCAGAGCGTGCAATGTTAGAGCAAAACCTGGCTGATGTGCACCGAAAAATCAATAATATCATTGAATCCATTGAAAACGGTACTGCCAGCTCTCGTCTGTCCGCCCGCCTTGCTGACTTGGAGCAGCAGGAAAGCACCCTCAACTATCAATTAGAATCCCTGAAAGAAGTTCATCCACCCGTTCTGGATCGTGAGCGCATCCTCTTCCTATTGGAGCAGTTCCTTATCTCTCCCAATGAACGTACCGAGGATTATAATCGCAGGATCATTGATACCTTTGTAAATCGCATCGAGATCACAGACACGGAAATGCTTATTTATTTTAATCTTTCCGAAGCGTCTGCTTCCGAAAAACAAAAAAATTCCCAGCCGAACAGTTGTTCGACTGGGAATCATCTGGTCCGAGTGGCGAGAATCGAACTCACGGCCTCTTGAACCCCATTCAAGCGCGCTACCAAAACTGCGCTACACCCGGATATCGTCCTCTGCCTCCCTACCGAAGCATTGGCGACAAAAGATATTATACGCATCTTTCCGGGTTTTGTCAACACTTTTCTGCACCTTTTTCTGATTTTTTCAAGAAAAGTATGATTTTCGTCGTATGAGCGCCGCT